AATAGAACGTGTAACCAGCGGGCACGGTGTAAATAGTGCTTTGATTCTTACCAATACCAGCATTAATCTGTGCTATGGTGTTTGATGTTTGCTTTAGTGTAATCGTGCCGACGTTAGTTGTCTGGCTAGTGCCCGGTGTGGTCATTACCATACTGTTAACTCGCAAATAACTGTTAACGGTAGTGACACCCGTGACGCCGTTTAAGGCCAAGGTTTCTGAAATGGGGTTAAAACTGGAATCCAAGCCACTAATAAAAATTCTAGCTGCTGAGTTATCAGACGCCGACGTGCTGACCAATGTAAGCGTTGACGCCGATGTGATGTAGGTGTAAGCCGTTGCGTTTTCCCATACAGGAATCCTTGTGTTACCTACAGCCGCTTGGTAACCAAAAATACTAACCGTTTGGTGTCCCATAATCTGATTACGAGCAACTTGAAGGTCAAAGGGCTCGTAGGCACCTTGCACCGTCACAGAATGTGGTGGAGATATTTGTTGTAAGTTTGTTGTTAACGGCATAATTAATTTTCCTTAAATGTTAGACAAAGGGGGACAAACCCCCTAGGTAATTAATTAGTTGTTTGTGTAACCAGAACCGTAGGCAACGATAGAACCGTCAAAGTTACGAGCTAAGTACTCAACAACAAATATTCCAGCTAATGTACCTGTCACGCCAGATGTTGTTCCAACGGTAAACGTCACCGCCGCGTCAGATGTTCCAACGCTTAGTGCCGCAGTTGCTGTAGTTGTCGCTGTGAAAGCGATATTGATAACTCCACCTGTTGTTAGTGGGGTAATTGTACCAACCGTAACGCCACCAACGGCAACGGTAATTACCATGCCAGTAAATGCTGATGGGGCTGTTGTCTCAACAAGTTTTACGTTATAAAGAAGTGCACCTGCGGGTAGGGTTACTGGATCTGCCGTAGTAGACGCACTGCCTGTTCCGAAGGTTGTGATTGCTCCAGCGGCGTTTACGCCTGAGAAAGAAACTGGCTGGGCGCACATAACCACACCAGTGTTGTCTGGGGCGATTGTGCCGTTGTTTGTTGGGTTGTTGCGTTTAAATACACGAATTGGTTGGGTAAATGTACTGGACATTGTGATTCCTTATCTTAGTGGTTATCTCAAACTGTCTCTAAGTCGTCTCGCCGGGAAGTGTCGGTGGTCAGTATGAGATTATTCTTCCTATACTTATTAATGCAAACTAAATTAAATTTCCGCCCTAGACGGTGTATTTGTTTGACTTTTTGACGTTTTCTTCGCCAGGGATAACTTTAAGGTTTGAAAACACATGCAGGCCAGATACATTCTTACCTTGTAAAGGAATAATGTGGTCTACATGGTGGGGTTTGCCAGTTTCACGGGTTAGCATGTTGGCTAGTTGATATTTTGCTACTATGAGGTGTGCGTCTTTATCCCACACTGGGGTGCGTTGGAGTTGTGCAGAACGGCGTTTACTTTCTAAAGCCGCCTTTAATGGCTTGTTGTTTGAGTTCCATTCACGATTAATTGCATTATGTTGTTGTCTGTTTTCTTCCCGCCATTTTGTTTTTCTTGCGGCGGCTTGTTCTGGATTGGCTAAATCTCTAGCGCGAGCTCGTTCCTTGGTGAGTTCTTTGTTGCGCTCGTACCATTCTTTTTTAAGTCGTTTTGCGTTTTCTATATCTCTAGGCATAAAAATATTATATCATAAAAAACCCACCTTGTGGGTGGGTTTTTTGTTTTTACTATGCTTGGATTACAAGCCTGCTGTACCAAAAATGTTACGGGCATCGTGCCAACCAGTAGCATAACGTTCTGTAGCCTTGTAGCGCATGCTATCAGTCTCAAAATCGCCCTCCATCGATTTCTCCATAGGGCGACGCATAATGAGCATTAAGCCGTTTTCTGCGTCAGTCTGGATCCACCAAGCCTTAGATGAGCTCAAACGAGTAACAACGTGTGCGCCTTTTGGCAACATACCTGTTGACTTGATTGGGTTCAAATCGTTGTCAGCTGTACCAGAACGGAGTACAGACTTGAGGATAACCTCTGCCTGGAACTCGAGTGCTGGAGGAACAACTAACTGCTCTGCCTTGAGGCGAATACGCTTACCGTTGTTGTCAACAGCAGAGCGAATTTGAATTAACAACTGTTCAACAGAAGTTTGGCTCAAAGAAGCAGCTGTAGATAACTGGTTAGAGTAAGACGCACCGTTAGCAATTGGGTGAGCTGTGTTGATTAATGTTACGCCATCACCACCGATATAGCCTGCTGTGAAAGCAAAGTTCAAAATGTTTGCACATAATGTTTCTTTAGTTTCAATCATAGACTGTGCTAAGTGTTTAGCAAAAGTAGAGCCGATACGGATGTGATCACCGTCTTCCATCAATACTTTAGTCATAGCGTATGCTAACCCATAGATTTGATAGATGAAACGTGTGATGTATAATGTACCACCCTGGTCATAGCTGACAGGAGTTCCGTCAGGCATTGCAGGAGCTGCATTCATACCGTACAACATTACTTCTTCGTGATAGTTACGTGGAATACCTTGGATCTGTTCTACGAATCCCTTCCACTCGTCGTCGCGTTGTTCATAAACGCCATCAAAGACTTCGTTGATAATCGGTTCGACTACCGCACGAAAGTCGGTACTGCGCATTGGAGTTGCCATTGCTTATCCTTTCGTTATTAGATTGATACAGACGGAGCTGCGAACTGATTATTACAAATCTGGACTTGAACGATTGTGTAAGCATCGCCCCACTGGTTTGTGTTACCAGCTGGGAATGCTACTTCACGTCCTAATCCAACCACACGAACTTGACCTTGGGCACCAGAAGCAACAGCAGTTGCTAACAACGCTGTAGTAGAGAAGCCTGCGCCACCTACACCAATGGAATAACCATCAGATACAGTATAGCCAGTAGTTGTGTCGAAGTTGTACTCTGTACCGATAGCGGCAGTTGTTACTGAACCGTTACACTGTGCTTCGTATACGAGTGCTGGATCAGCAAAAACCCAGAAAACGATAGCTGTAGCAGCGTCAAGAGTTGTTTTAGCAGCAAATTTAGCTACTGAACGACGGCCTTCAGCAGATGTATACTCTACACCGTTGAATACGCCATATACCTTACCACTTGCGGCAGTTTGGTTTGCAATTGTTAATTGACCAGAAGATGTAATCGCTACAGGTTGAAACTGGAAAAATGACTGACCAGCTGACAACGAGTAAGGAGCAGTGTATCCAGTTCCAGGGACAAATGTGTTAGTACCAATAAATGGTACTGCACGGTCTAATCCGCTAGGATGATACACAGGTTTCAGGCCAAAGGGTTGAAATGTTGAAGACATTTATTTTTTCCTTTGTTTTAAAGTTTGTTATTGGAAACGAATATTATTATTCGCTTTAGAAGCTTCTTTTTCCATTTCCAAGATTCCGCCTTCAAGAATAGATCTGCCGCCCTTGCCCTCTTGCGCAGTGCTTCTTACCTGTGCGGTAATATTGCGCTGGTGCTCAAGTGGGTCTTCTAGGTGTAGCATTTTCATAACTTCTTGGTAAACGTCTTCTGGTAATTTAAACAGAATCATCTCATTGCAAGAAACACAGCCTTCAAACTTGCCCGAGTTCATCTTACCTAGTCCTTCAAAGCTCTTGCCTAACTCCGCAGCTTTAACTGGTTCATAACCCAACGCCATACGTTTGTCGATACTGTCATAAGTATTAGTTGATGACAACCAACACAAATGCATCCCCGGTATTGCGTCTTTTGGGATGTCAGGCAGCGCACTGTTTGCCCATTTATCACGGAACGCATCAAGGCGTTCCCGGTGCGCAGTAGAAGAGCCGTCTATTGTGGCTCTTTCCTTAACTTCTTGTACACGATCTGCTAAACGATCATCTAAATCTCTTTTTATTCTAGTATTTGCCATTTCTATTATCCTTTATTATTACGATCATACGCGGCGTATGCGCGGATCATTTTGTTTCGTTTCTCAACATTATCCCATGCACCTGCGTCCCTAATTGCTTGCACTCTTTCACGACTTAACGTGATTGTTCCGGGCTTATTACCGGTTGACTGTGCGGAACGGCTTGATGCGGTTGGGTTTGCACGTTTTGCGCCACCTTTTGATGCGTATCGGTGTGGTAAACGGTTTGATAAACGACTATCTAGCTCTTCCCAGTACTCTGGGTCCGCTGGGTCCCACCCATCGGCTGCTAGTTCGGAGTCTATTACTTTGGCAATTCTACTATCTGTATCTCGCGCCTGGGGGTCATACCAAGAGTTCTTTTTAAGCCACTGTGTAGCGTTTTGTTGAATCTCGTTGGCTGCCGGATTAGGCACGTTTTGTTTTGGTGTTTTTGCTTCTTCAATCTGTTGCTTTTTGTAGTACTGAACTTGTTGCAGTCGCTGTTTAGCTTCTGTTAACTGTTCCAAGTACTCTACCTGAGCGGCTGCGTCACCTTCTTGGGCGGCCTGTAACATCTTCATCTTTGCATACTCAACACGGGTTGCCTCATCTTCGAGGGCCTTGTCAATCTGTGCAAACTGGTAAGATGCCGCAGTATTTTCTACCGCTGCCAACCTTCTTGCTAGTTCTTCGTTTCTACGCTCAAGTGCTGAAATCTTATGTTTTGCAGATACTTCACGCTGTTTTGAAAGTTCTTTTTTTAGCTTACGTTCTTCACGTCTAGCTTCACGAATCTTTTCGCGCTCTTCTTCCGTTTCGTCGCCTTCTGCTTCGGCCTCTGAATCTGTGTTTTCCTGGTCTTCGTCTTCGTCAACTGGATCAACTTCGGCCTTTTCTTCTACAACCTTTTCGTTTTCTAAAACGTCATCTGGGTGTTCCCCGATGCTTGCTAAAACGGTGCCATCTTCTCGTTCCTTGATAGGAACATCTTTTTCATTTTCACTCATACTTTTTCCCAAAAGTTAATTAATCTACAAACGCTTTCATTTTTTGTGCGTGAGCAAAGCTCTTAATACGTGAAATGATTTCTCGCGCCTGTAGTGTAATAAACACCACCGCAGCGCCACCATCTCCTGCATCAATTACACAACGATCTCCACCATACTTAATTGTACGCACTAAGTCGCCTTCTTTGCACCAAGGACCTTCAATCCAATAGCTTAGATCGTCTAGGTTACGGTACGCTAACGGGCCTACTTGAATTACTTTGGCTACGGTTTCGTTAAACTTAATCGTTTGTCTGGTCTCATCAACTAAAATGATTCCACCCTTGCTGGTTATTTTTTCACGCCTTAGTTGAACTAAAACACGGTCACCAGCTACTTCAACTCCATGATCTACAGCAGGAAAACATTCTTCTTCCGTGCGTAAATCCGGCTCTTCTTTTTCTTTTATGTCAATCACTTTACAGTGCTCCTTAACCTTTACAGGTCTTCGTCATCTTCCGATAGAATTGATTCAATAATTGCCAGGGCATCGGACAAACCCTCGCGTTTACCGACAAGTCTTTGATATGCATCAAAGCTATGTACATTCGCACCAGAAGCTATCGCCTCTGTCATGTTTTTTTCTGCGGTCTTAATTCTTTTCAGAATTTCGCTTAAAATATCTTTCATAATTCTATTAATACAAATAAGGCAAAAAATCCGCCCTTAAAATTAGTATTTTGATCCAAACTGATCTTTAACGTTAGAATATGGTCCGACTTTAGGAGATTTGGCTACCTTAGCTTGCTTGGCACCAACCTTCCAGTTCTCGTCGCGGTGTGACCCAGAGGCCCCGTTTTCTACTTTTTGATCAGGACCGCCAGCGTAGCCGGGTGTTCCAGTCATCTTATATGCTTTTTTGTATCCTAGTTCTTTTTCTGCCATGTTATTGCCCCTCTTGTAGTTGTGGTTGTTGCATTTGTGCTTGTGCTTGTTGTTCTAATGCAATTTGGTGTTGCTGATCGTTCTGCATTACTTGTTGTTGGTGCATTTGATCTGCTAACCCCGCATCTATTTCAAACTGTGCGGCCTGGTCAGCCTGTTCTTTTACCATCTCGGCCTGTTTCTGAAAGTTTTGTTGCTCAATTGACAACCCGTGTTGCCTAATGTCTTGGCTGGCCGCGGCAATTGCTTCCATGGCTGACATTTCTTGCTCATGCTCTAACTGCTTTTGCTGTTGGTCCATTTGAACGCCGGCCGTAATCATTGCGACACGCTCGCGCGCGGCGTTGTTAATGTTAGCCATCGCAATGTCTGTCGCGTTACGCTGGTTATCAATGCTAGTTTGCGTTGAGTACTTAGCCTGTAACTCTTGAACCTTTTGCTGTAACTCAGCCACCTTAAGCTGATAATCCTGTGTAGTTTTTTGTACGTCTGACTGCATCTTAGCTTGAAACTCTGCGGCTTTACGTTCTGTTTCGGCCATTTGGGTTTTAAGAATAACTTGTGCCGTTGGATCGGCCCCTGCGGCGGCTTGTTGCTGTGCTTGATGCATTTGCTGTACTTTTTGCACCAGCTCCATAATGTCTTTCATGTATGGTTCCATGATTTGTTGAGATTCTTGGTCAACAATCTTAGAGCCAATAGCCAACGCTTGTTGTGCTTCCCAATCAAGCGTCTTTTCTTCGTGTAGATTCAATACATCTTTACCGTTAGATACCTTTGCCACGATATTACGCATTGACTGTAGATAGAACAACATTAAGTGCTGCTTAATGTGCTCCAAACATACTGGCGCGAATGATGGTCCAATGACCGGGCTGCCGCCGTAAACCGGATTCTTAGCGTATTCCAGGTGAACCTGTATGTGTGCCATATGATCTTGGTCGGGGTAGGCCGCAGCTGGTCTGCCCATCGTCATAGAAACGTTTTCTAACGCTGGGTTGGATTCTTTTGCACCCTGTGGGTTTGGTAATACTTGTTCTGCCTCAGGTATCTTTAATTGCTGGACAATACGGCTATAAACAGCGCGCAGGTCAAACATTCCAGGGGGTGCTGATGTTGCCATCTGCAATAATGCTTGATTTTGTGCAAGACGTTGTGTCTCAGAAAAAATATTAGGGTCGGATACTGGGCGTACGTCGTTGTTGTAGGCAAAGTCACGCACCTCAATCTCTTCGCCAGACTGGTTGTCCATTTCAGACAAATACCAGTTATTAATACGGGAAATAATTTTAAGTGACTTGGCTTGCGATCGGTGTAAGCGCGCGTGGATACTTGAAAATACCTTAGCGCCTTGCTCAATCAACGCCTGTGTTGTACCAACCGGCATCTGATTATTGGCCTCACCAATTTTTTCTTCGGCAGTTGTCACTACACCCTTAGCGGCGGATGTTAGCCACCCTAGGAGCTCCATGAGCACGCTTGACGGTGCATTAAATGGTAACGCCATTGCCAGTTTACGTACGTCGTCAACGCCCGGGGCGCCTTCGATTTCCACTATTTGGGTCGGCTCGATTTTATCAGTTTGTCCACCAATGCGTCCGCCCTTGAGTTTAAGCATCGTCTGACTGTTGTTAATATGTGCAGCATCAAGGAGAGCGCGAAGTGCACCAGTGAGAGCGGCACTAAGACCACCAATAAGGTGAGGTAAACCAATAGCATAAGCGCCACGCCAAGGAATAAATTTAAACTCGACATACCAGTCCAACTTTTCAAATTTTTCATCGCCATCTACCCAATTTCTATATAGGGACAACACCTTGCCCGTTGTCTCGTCAACTGTTAAAATATACGGCGCACGCTTGCCCTTTGTTCTATCGTCGTCATCAAGACGCATAAAACATGTAATCTCATACACCCGGCGCAATCCATCAATATTTTTTCCAGGTAAATCCTTACCTTCAATCTTATTGTTGGCTTTTTCGGATTGTGTTTGGTCGTTAAGCGGGGCGTCAGATGAATACGTAGAGTCTATATCTAAATAAATACCCTGCTCTACGCGCTGTAAAAATGTATCTTCGGTAATGTCTTGTACTTCTGTTACACGTTGCGCCGTGTAGAAGTTGGTTGATGAATACGGAAGCAGGATATTGTCAATCGGTATCCATTCACATATTGGGCGTGCTTGCTCAGAATCCCAGCGCCATTTTAGGAACTGTGAGCCACCAAGTGGTAACTGTGTGAGCAGCTGTTCCATCTCGTCGCGGTACTCTGGAATTTGTTCTGTTAACTGCCAATTTAAAAAATTAGCCTTACGTTCGGCAATTTCTAATTTATTTTTATCGTCCGAGCCTTTGATGTTAGACTTAACAATCCCCTCAGGCGGGAGTAGTTCTTTTGCAGAACTGGCCGCAAAGTCTACACATGATTCCGCCATAACTGGATGAACCACTTTACTGGCACCATCAAAAGTGGCACCGCCAGGAGCATCCTTGCCAAGACCAGTGCGACGAAGGCCCTCTTCATATTGCTTGTCTCGTGTTTTTCTGGCTTCTTGGTCATTGTCAATGAAATCTAAGTAATCGTTGGCTAGTTGATCTAAAATAGAATCATCAAATGACTCGGCTAGATTTTCATAAAACTTTGGACTGTCTTTAGGACCCTTAGGTTGCTCTAAGTTAACAACTACCGAACCGTCTTCCAGTTCAATAATTTCACTTTCGGTTTCCCCGTCATCTAATCCTAATTTTTGCTCAAGTTCGGATATCTCTTCTTCTTGAAGTCTTGCTTTTTCAACATCTTCGTCTTTTTTAAGATCCAAAGATGATAAATTTCCGCCTTGTTGAATTGGTATGTTTGGGTTTGCCATTATTTTTTAAGCCTGCTGTTGGTCCTATTTCTATTAATGCATAAAGTAAGCCATTATCGCCCTACTGCGCGTAAGGGTTTGAAAATTTTCTATTTAACTGGTCATCAACGTAGGAGTAGTCCCTTGCTGGCAATGGGTCCAGTTGTATCCAACCAGAATCTCTGAGTACGCGCAGGGCCTGTGACAACGAGTCTACGTAGTCATCATGGCCCTTGGCTTCAGGGAACGAACACACCT